AGCCTTATTGCTCGTTCAACTGCAGATTGTTGCACTATATTTGATCTATTGTCCAAATCATCAAGGCATTGTAAAATAAGTGAAAACCTTAAACAATAGGCTTGGTATTTGGGTTAGTGAGAAGGTATTAACCTTATATGCTGAACATGGAAGTTATAGGGCAGTTGGAGAAGTAACTGGGATTCCATATAGTACAGTATTTAGATTGGTTAAAGAAGCGAAGATTAAAATAAAGAAACTAATATGAATTGGAATATATGGGAGAAAGGTAAGATAAGTAATTTTGTTAAATTCAAGATAAAAATTAATATACTTAAATATCCAAATTAAACTAATATGAAACACTTTGATTACCTATTTGAACGAGTTAGGCTCGGGATAGATGTTCATCCATCTGATAATGAGATGCTTGAACTGGTTTCAATAGCTAAAAAGATTTCACCGAATCAAGACTTTACCTATAAAGGTTGTCAAGATTGCGTGAATTACATTGTTAAATTTGTTGATGAGAATAAAAATAGATTAGAAAATGCCAACAAAAAAGGGAAGAAGTAAATATATTGAATCACCTGAAGTTCTTTGGGAACTATTTGAAGCATATTGCAAGCATGCGAAAAGCAATCCTTTTATTGTAACTGATTGGGTAGGTGGTCAAGGCATGAAAGTAGATAGAAAGAAGGAAAGACCTTTAACAATGGAAGGATTTAGTATATTTTGTTATGATAAAATAAGTCAGATAAAAGATTACTTTGCGAATACAAATGATAAATATTCTGAATATCTACCTATCTGTACACGCATAAGGGAATGTATCAGGGAAGATCAGATTGGTGGAGGTATGGCAGGCATTTACAATCCTTCGATTACTCAGCGTTTAAATGGTCTTGTTGAGAAGGTTCAGAACGATGTAAAGGTAGAGCAAAGTTTATTTCCTGATGTTAAACACGAATAAATATGTTTATTAGAACCACCGCTGTGAATAAGATATTAAAATTAAAGAACTTCTGCCGAGCTGTGCAAGGTGGAAGTTCTGCGTATTAATCCCCTAAGTAGTAATATTTAGGGGATACAATAAGCAGGCAAGACATACGCTATCCTTCCCATCTTAATCGACATTGCTACCAAGACTCCGCTAAGTGAAATATCCGTAGTTGCTGAATCAATCCCACATCTTAAACGTGGTGCTATGAAGGACTTTAAAAAGATAATGGTTGAAACTGGCAGGTTCTTTGATGATAGATGGAACGCTACTGATTTCAAATATACTTTTGCCAATGGTTCTCAAATAGAGTTCTTTAGTGCTGATAACGATGCAAAACTAAGAGGTGCAAGACGTGATTGGCTTTACATGAATGAGGCTAACAACATGAACTTTCATTCTTACACGGAATTAGCATCAAGGACTAAGAAAGGTGTTTACTTAGACTGGAATCCTACTGATGCGTTTTGGTTTCATGATGAACTAATTAATGACAATGATGTTGACTTTCTGATTATCAACTACCTTGATAATGAGGCTTGCCCTGAATCGGCTTTGAACTTTATTAACAAGGCAAAACAGAAAGCGGACTCAGGTAGTGCGTTTTGGACTAATTGGTATCGTGTGTATGGACTTGGTGAGATAGGTAGTTTGGAAGGTGTAGTGTTCAATAATTGGACTCAATGCGACAAGATTCCACAAGATGCGGAGTTTATCAGTTATGGCTTAGACTGGGGTTTCACGAATGATCCTACTTCGTTGATTGAAGTGTATAGATACGAATCTAAGATTTACGTTAACGAGTTGTTGTATCAAACGCAGTTAACAAACTCAGACATCGTGGCAAAGTTGAAAGCCTTTAATGTGAATACTTCACAATGTATTGTTGCTGATAGTGCAGAACCAAAAAGCATTCAAGACTTAACTAATGCAGGGTATTATGTAGAACCTGCCAGAAAAGGACCTGATAGTATCAAGGCAAGTATTGACAGATTGCAACAATATGAGATAGTAGTTACGAAAAATAGCTTAAATTTGATTAAGGAATTAAGGCAGTACAAATGGGCAAAGGATAGGGAAGGAAAAGCACTTAATGCTCCTGAGGATGTGATGAACCATGCGATTGATTGCTTAAGATATGTTGGATTAAATAAGTTGAGTCAGTTTGAAAATAGTGGGGAGTACAGTTTTGCAGACGAAGATTATTAGTTGTTGTTTATTGATTATATGGTTTTATGGTACTTCCCTGATGTGTCTACATTGGGGATTTTTTTTTAATAGGTAGAAACAAAACATTAAAACAAGCTATAATATAGTGATGACTCTAAAGCAATACCAACGAATAGCAGGATTCTACAACCAAAGTGATGATGAAATAACTCAGGTTGCGCTAATCGTATGCGATATGTTCAACCTTAGCCATGATGAAGTTGACAATATGCAACCAAAAACATTCATCAAGTATTCTAACAAGGTTACAAAGCAATTCAAGAAGTTAGGTAAGAAGCCGTTATTCGGAAGGCTTAAATTACAAACGGATGCTAAGAAGATTACCTTAGGGCAATTCATCGAAGTTCAGCACTTTCTCAAGATGGGAGAGATTGATGCTATGCATTTGGTTACTGCATCAATTTGGGGCGATTTAAGACCACATAATTTAAAGGCAGATATTCTACTCAAAAAAGATATTAGATTGATTTTAAGCGACTATACAACGTTTCTACAATCATTTGCAGAACTCTTACAAGGTTACAAGGGTTTATTTGAATCGGATGAAGTTATTGAGGATGACGGAAAGATGGAAAAGCCTCATCCTTTCCTTGAGCAATATGGTTGGATATACTCAGCTAAAGAAGTGGCGCAACATGAAGGCATAACTTTAGACAAGGCATTTGAACTTCCTATCTTGCAAGCCTTCAACGCATTAGCTTATTTGAAGTCTGAGCAATCATACCAAAAATATATCAACAAATGACAAGGGCGCAACATGAAGCAGTAGACTCTGGGTTCATAGACTTGAACACACTTGATGCAGGTGATTATCAAGCGGTAGATTTGTCAGACATTGAGAATACACTTATTAACGTAGCTGCTGCTTATGTTGGACTATTACATGAGAAGGCAACACAGAAAGATGTTGTATCAAGTGGTAACATGATTGATGACATCAAGGCTACTGATATTACCAAGACTGAAAGCGGATATAGTATCGGGATTACTGCTCCTGATTATGCAACATATCAGGATGAAGGAGTTAATGGATGGAAAGTTAACAGAGGTTCAAGGTTTAATTTCCATAACAAAGGAACAAAAGAAGGTTCACCAATGTACAACTCATTAAAAGAGTGGGTTAATCGTGAAGGACTAAGTGCAAGGAATGTTAAACAAGGAGTTACCAGGAGAGAGCGCAGAGGTATGAAGATGCAGGATGCAGAAACAAAAACCATCCTCGCAGTTGCAGCAGGGATTAAACGATTTGGTATTAAACCAACTCACTTCTGGAGTGATGCTACAAGCGAGATTAACGCATATATAGAAACTGAGTTAGGAATAGCGACAAAAATAGATATAATAAATAACTTATACCCATCTAAATGACATTCGAAAGTACACCTCCAGTATATTCATCCGTAAACGATGCACTTGTTTACGTGGCTTATGATGCGCATGCTGCAAATCCTACGACTTATCCAAATTATAAATATGTTGCAGAAGTTTGGATTAATGGTACTCAAGTATTTACTGGCAAATACTTTCCTAATCCTACGACTAATCGAGGTATCATGGATTTTTCATCAGTTGTTCGGGAATACGTAACAACTACTTTACAACCTACTGGCTCAGGTATATTGGCTCAAGAACTTGGCGAAGGTTCATGGTCCTTATCGGTAGTAATTAAGATTCGTGAGGAATACTCGGGTACTGTTGGCTCAGTTGTTCTAACTGATTCTACAAGGACATTCTTTAATCATTATAACGGAAGGATAAACGATTTCACAATTCTTGGTAACTACGATGATGTTCCTACAACCGATAGACCAACTACGATTAACTTGACATTTGCATCTGCGTATTATTACTTACCATATTTCAGCGAAACTACTACTCCGTTTAACGTGGTAATTACTGGTGGAACTTCCACAAGGACTAAGACAATCACTCCAACAGCTGCCAATACTTTGCAGATATTGAATATATCACCTTTAGCCATAAATACGGACTATTCAGGCAATTTCACTTCATCAACAACAAGCTACACAGTTGCAGTGGGTGGTGTTACTTATACTATCAATGTACTTTGTACTGGTATGTATCGGAATTACTATGCGCACTTCCTGAACAAGTTTGGCGGATATGAAACTATGTTATTCAACAAGGTATCTAAGCGTTTCTATGATATAGAAAAGAAATCCTTCAATCAGTTAGCATATCGTGTTAATGGTTCGGGAGTTGTTTCGGTTAAGTCAGGTAATACGATGTACCAACAAAAAACTGATTTCGCAGGTAGATTTAAAGAGAGATTACGTATAAATACTGATTGGTTAAGTGATGCAGAGTATCAATGGCTTGCTCAGTTAGTTACATCACCACAAGTATGGATTGAGGATTCAGGTACATTGTACCCAGTTGTAATATCAGGTACTAACTATGAGTTTAAAGAACATATTGTTGATGGGTTAATAAACTTGATGATTGATGTAGAATTCGGCGCAACATATAAAACACAATTTCAATAGATGAAACTATTTATAGAAAATCAAGAAGTTGATGTTAATGTTTCATTCAGTACGCTGATTACGTTTGCTATTGATGATATAAAGGACTTTGGAGCAAAGAACACAAATTTTAGCAAGACCATCATAGTTCCAGGTACAAAACGTAATAACGTTCTATTTGGTAACATATTCGATATCAACTCAGCTAACGACTATTCACCTGCAGGTCAGAATATAGGCATCAATTTCAACGCTGCTAAGTCTGCAAGTGCAATCATATTTGCTGATAACTTGCAAGTCTTTAAAGGTATTTTCAGAATCCTTGAGATAGTTATTGAAGATGGGTTTATTGAATATGAATGCGCAGTATTCGGTGAATTAGGTGGTTTTGTTTCTGCACTTGCAAATAATAAACTTGAGTACTTAGATTTGGGTATTGCAGACCAAACATATAACGAAACTACTATTTCATCAAGTTGGAATACTATTGCAGGAAGTGGCGTGTATTATCCGTTAATTGACTATGGTCAGGCAAGCACAAACAAGGTTGATTTCGATTTCAAGACATTTAGACCTGCACTTTATGTCAAGCAATACTTAACCAAGATTTTAGAAGCATCAGGCTATACATGGGATTTCCCTTTGCTTGCTACTGCGTTATTCGATAGATTAATTATTCCTAACAATGCTCAACGTTTATACACGAATAACACTACTGCATTTGTAGCTGCTCCTACGTCTTACAACTACACAAGTGCAGACAATGTTAAAATGACTATTTCACAAACTGGTTCTTTTACTGCGAATGGAACTAATGACCAATTCACCTATGGTGGTGCTGCGATAAATACTAATATTGTTCTTTACGTAGCAGGGCAAATAAATACTATTGATCCAGTTTTAAATACTTTCACGTTAAACTTCATTCAGAATAGTACAATTATTTCAACTGCATCTGTTAACGTTACATCAACTCCTTATGCATTTAGTTTGACTTTAGATGTTTCAAATATCAATATAGCTACTTCAGATGTTCTTTATGTTGATGCAGTAGGTAATATAGGTGATTACGATGTAACTGGCGGTTTATTTGAAATAATGCTTACAACTCCTGCTCAAGTTGAGGTTGGTTATGGAGATACGATTCATATTAATGATACTATTCCAAAGGGAATATTTCAGAAGGATTTCTTCAGTTCTATTTGTAAAATGTTTAATCTTTATGTATTTGAGGATTATAACGAGCAAAAGAAACTCAAAATAGTTCCATTTGTTGATTATTACGCAGATGCTGAGGCGGTAGATTGGTCTTTAAAGGTTGATAGATCCAAGCCTATGAAGTTAAAGCCTATGTCTGAACTCAATGCAAGGTATTATCAGTTCAAGTACAAATCAGACAATGACTACTATGGCGAAAACTACCGAAAGAAGTTTAATGATGACTATGCTAATTATATATATGATTCAGAATTCGAATTCGCAAAGGAAACTAATATCGTTGAATTGATATTTGCAAGTTCAGTTCAATATAGCAAGACTGGAACCGATAAATACTTTCCTGCCATCTACAAACTATCTAACGAGAATACCAAGGAAGATAAGATGGATTCGGTTATTAGGATTCTGCAGGCTAAGAAGATTAGTTCTGTAACATCATGGGCTTTAAAGAACGGAGGAACAACTTTAGCGAGTTATACTTCTTATGGATACGCAGGACATTTAAACGATCCAACTTCGCCGACAAGTGATATCAATTTTGGAATCCCTAAAGAATTGTACTACGATGCAAGCGTTTACACTCAGGTCAATTTGTTTAATGCTTATTGGAGTTCATACTTGGCAGAAATTACCGATAAGGATTCAAGGTTATTGACTTGTACAATGAAATTAGCCTACAAAGATATTTATCAACTCGATTTCAGTAAGTTGATTTGGATTGATGGAGTCTTGTATAGAATAAACAAGATAGTTGATTACAACGCAACAAATGAAGATACTTGTAGCGTAGAATTACTTAAAATAATTAATAGAATATACTAATGGCAGACGTAAACATAAAAGCGAGTATTACAGTTGATACTGGAGATACTGCAAACAAAGTTCAAGGTATTCAACAAGGGATAGAGAATGCAGGCAAAAGCATTCAAGATACTGGGAACAAAACTAAAGACGCATCAGGTAACTTCGGAAAACTTAAGGATTCTTTGGGCAATCTTCCAGGTCCAATCGGTTCAGTTGTTAGTGCATTTGATGGCTTAAAAAAAGCGTTCATTGCAATTATAATGAATCCAGTTGGATTGGTACTTGCTGCCATTGTTGCTACTTTAGGATTGTTGTATGCAGCGTTCACGAATACGTTTGCAGGTGGTCAGAAGGTAGAGCAGATATTTGCAGGAATAAAAGCAGTTGGTCAATCTTTACTTGACAACTTAGATAAGATTGGTAGTGCTATAAAAAATGTATTCACGTTTAATTTTAGTGCAGCAAAGAAGGACTTGCAAGATATTGGAGATGCTGCAGTAAATGCCTATGGTAAAATGGCTGATTTGACTAAAAGAGCGCAGGATCTAAAAAAAGAACAATTACAAAATGATTTAGAAGGTGCTGAGAGGGCTAAAAAGTTAGCTATACTTCGTGAACAAGCGAGTGATGAAACAATACCAGCAGCAAAGAGAAAAGCAGCGTTACTTGAATTAAAGAAGGATGCAGAACAGAACGCAATAGATGACATTGCACTCGCAAAGAAAGTTACTGAGAATCAAATTGCGCAGTTAACACTTCAAAAAGATGGTGCTAAAAAGAACCAGGAAGAAATAAATAAGCTAAAGATTGAGCAAATAAATGTTGAAACTGACAACGCAAATGAACTAAGAAGGATTGCAAAGCAGATAACTGCTATTGAGAAGGCAGAACAACAAAAGCGTGATGAAGATGCAAAAGAAGCCAGGCGCATAAGGGAAGAAGCAAGGAAAGAAGAACAAAAGAAGTTAGAAGAAGAAGTAGCAGCAGCAAAGAAAAGAAGGGATGATTTAGCTAAATCACAAGAGGAGATTGATAAAGAACAAGCAGAAACAAAGAAAAAAAATGACATTGATTTACAAAATAGACTTGTTGCACGTGGTCAAACTACAATCGCAGTTACCGAGCAGGAATTACAAGCAAACAACGCTATTGCTCAATCTGACTTAGCATTAAGCAAAGCAAAAGAGGCTCAACTTGAGGCGCAGAAAGACCTTGCAATGGGTACACTTGATACTCTTAGCGGATTGGTTGATAAGAATAGTGCAGCAGGTAAAAGCATTGCAGTGGCTACTGGTGTAATGAATACTTATGAAGGAGCAACCAAAGCAATAGCACAAGGAGGAGTTTTCGGACCTATTGCAGCAGCAGCAACGATTGCAGCAGGATTACTAAATGTAAAGAAGATTATCAGCACAAAGATTCCATCTGCTAAGGGTGGAGGTTCTGTTCCTGATGGCTCTGCTCCATCATTAAGCGCAGGCGCACCAATATCACCGATACAATTAGGTACACAACTTAATACTGCATCTATCCAAGGAATCGGCAACGCTGCAGCAGGTGGAGTTAATAGGGCATTTATACTTGAAGCAGATATAAACAATAGTAACGAAAGACAATTCAGATTACAACGAGCAGCAAGGCTCGGATAAAACAAAATAATATGAAGAAATTACCAGTATTTGAGATGTTAATTGATGAGAATGATGATTCAGATTTGCAAGTTGACGCAATCGCACTCGTTGACGCTCCTGCTATAAAGAAGTTATTTAATAAGTTCTCAGATGAGTTCATCAATCCATCTAAAGGTGAACACAAAACAGAGTTTTTGCCAAGATGTATATCTTATGTTATAAACGAAGGCAAAGAATCTGAGCAAGCAGTTGCAATTTGTAACTCACTATGGGATGAACATTTTGCAGGAAAGAAAGTATCCTATGATTATGATGATACATTAAACACAGAACGAGGCAAAGAACTTGCAAAAGCATCTATTGAGAATGGGGATGTAGTTTATATTATTTCAGCAAGGCAAGATAAGGATGCAATGTTAGGAACTGCTGATGAATTAGGCATACCTCATTCAAGAGTTTACGCTACTGGTAGCAATCAAGCTAAGATTGAGAAGGTAAAAGAACTTGGAATTGATAAACACATTGATAATAATGTTGATGTAATTAATGAACTTGGTTCGATTGGTTCAAAGTTTAACTTCCATTTTACCATACAAAGCGAAGAACAAAGAATTATCAGCGGTCCTTTAATGGTGGCGAATCAAAGAATCTATCGTAACGATCCAGTTAACGGAGAATATGAAGTATTCTTCAGCCCTGCAACCATCAAGCAAATTGCTATCAAATTGGCTAAGAAAGGATTTCAAAATAATGTAAACTTGATGCACTCGGCAGATATGCAATTACAAGGTGTTACACTATTCGAGATATTCCAAAGTGATAAAGAACGTGGTATTATGCCGATGAAAGGATTTGAAGATTTGGCAGATGGTTCACTATTTGGTTCTATGTACGTGGATAATGACGAGGCATGGCAGTTGATTAAAGAAGGCAAAGTGAAAGGATTCTCAGTTGAAGGAAACTTCGGAATGAGGTCTAAAGACAAGTACGATGAACAGATGGCAGAAATAATTCAGATTTTAAGTGAAACAAACAGTTAATTATTGCTATAATAAAAAAAAGAATCTTATGTCATCTAAAGAAGCAATCGAAAAAATTAAAAATATGTTGTTCGGAGAAGTTGCGGTTCAATCTGCACCAGTTCCTGAACCAACTCCAGAAGCAGCAGGACAAGTTTTTGCAGAGTATAAATTGAAGGACGGAACAGTTGTATCTATTGATAAACTTGAAATAGGCGGGCAAGTTCAACTAAATGGCGAACCTGCACCTGATGGATACCATTTGCTTGAAGATGGCACAAAAATAGAAGTTCTAAGCGGTTTGATAGTTGGAGTAGAGAAAGAACCTGCTGCAGTTGAGATGCCTGAAGAAATGAAGAAACTTCCAGTACAAATGAGCGAGGTTAACAAGGACATTGTTGACTTGAAGAAAACTATCGATGCTCAAGCGAAGTTGATTGCAACACAAAGCGAATCATTGAAGCAGATGTTTGCACTTGTTGAAACTATTGCTAACAATAGCATTGAACAACCTAAAGAAGCGGTTAAATCATTCGATGAAATGACTGCACTTGAGAAGTTCAGAGCAATGAAAAATAATTAATTATGTTAAAAATTAAAGAAGGTGTTAAGTTGTTCCCATTCGGTCCAAGTAAGGATGCGGAGGCATTAACATCTGAAAGTAAATTATCACAATCATCATTGGAGTTTTTAAAAGTAAAATATCCAAATGATATTGAAGAAGTTAAAGAAGCTAAACAATCATTAAAAAATAAAATTTAA